AGCTAGAACAGCATTTTGTGATTCGCTTCTTTCGAACATATCGCCTACACTACAGTTATTATCAGAAGCAATTTCAATAATATTACTTACAGGAGCACCATCACCTCCACCGAAGTTTGTTGCCACGTCAAGGAATATGTTGCAGGCACTCACGTTATTACTAACGTCTGCAATTTTAATACCTTCAAATGCAATCTCATCAAAAAGGTTCTGTACCACTCTGAATCCAACTGGGCCGCCGGCTACAACTGTGCCTTGTCCAAGTAATACACCTTGATAAAGTGTTTTGAATTGACTATTTTGTACAGTGATACCTTGTATTTGTTCGTCGGCATCAAATGCATAAGTCCAGTTACTAAATTTACAACTTGTAAAATTAACCTGTTTAGTAATCAATGCACTGGTGCTATCAAATCTCACAGCCGCTAAATCTGCTGTGGCACTTGTAAGATCGGTACGAGCTAGCGGACCCTTAAAGTTACAACTGTCGAAGAGAACTTGCTCTGCGTCTTCAATTAACACTCCATCTGTCTGTTCTGCAGATTCAAATGTAATACCATAAACTTCAATGTTTTGAGGTGCTGTTGCGCTATTATCACCAATTGCCGCGCCAGTTTGTTGTAAACTATCAGCAGTCCTTGCAATGTAGTCTCCCACAGTACTATCAGCACTAACGTCCAGTTTAATAATAGTGCTTTCAGCACCTTCCCCATAAAGTTTAGCAAACGGAGGAATGTTAATAGAATCGGTGATGCGATATGTGCCAGCAGGGAAGAATAAACTACGGCGGATAGTTGTCTGGGTTTCGCGGCAGAACAATTGATTCAATGCTCTGTTAATTGCTACTGTATCATCGGTACTTCCATCACCTACTGCACCAAAGTCAATTACGCTTGCAAAATCATCGAGCTTTCTTTGGAGTGTGCGTTGCACTGGATCGCCAAGCGTTGGTCCTGTTTGAACCGTGTAACCAGCCGCTTCACCTTTGTATGTATAATTGTCTGCAATGTTTAGAATATCTGAATATTCAGTAAGTATTTCTGTGTTACCTACAGCAGGAGCACCCTCTGTGAGTGTGCCGTTACCAATGTAAAGTCGACGCTGATCAATTACCCAACCAAACTCTGCGCCAGCCAGTTGAGGCAAATTTTCACTCAAACCTTTACGATGAGTGATCTGTGAAATCTGAACTATAGCCATCTAAATTTATCTCCGATAGCGTATTTATGTGTTTGTGTAGTATAGTTCAACTCGTTTCCACCACTCCTGTCTCCAGTTTTCAAACTCGTCGCCTTCGATTACAAACTCTTGATACTGTGGCTCACCTGTGATAAGTCCTGCTTCGTCCATTTCGGGTTTTACACACATCAACACAACGCCTTTGCGAATGCTAGTGCCGTAGACTTCATTGTGTGCTTCTGCGTAGGCACACAGTTGCAGTTTGTAGTCTTCAATCCACTCTTCTTTTTTGGGCTTGTTGCTCTGTTTAAAGTCCAGTATGCTCTGCTCACCTTTATGCACACCTACGCAATCAGTGGTGCCGGCGTACACGTCAGGAAAGTACAGTGGTACTTCAACACCCCAGTACTCGTCTACGTTGCACAAACCTTCACGAATAACAGTTTCTGCCATCATATGACTTGCCCAACTAAATGGATTACTACCTCTTGGTTTTATTTCTCCATCCAACACATAGTGTTCAAGATAGCTGTGCATCCTTGTACCACGGCTTGCGGCTTCTGTAGTGATCTGTTGCGCACGTTGATGTCCAACACGACGTTTCCAGTTCTCTAGTGCAATCTTTTTCTCCTCAGGTTTGGTTTTGTCCAAGATTGTTGTAACACTAGGAACTGGATTTCCGTCCGGTGTGTTGTAATGACGTTTGCCGTTGATGTTTGTTCGTGAAAGTTTGTGATATTGGAATTTTTCAATCATTTATGTATTATACAGTAAAAACTTTCTTGCCTTTAATATTCGGTGAAATAGCAATTAAATCACGGTTTTCTAAATTAGGACAGAATTTGCATTGTGGGAGTACATTGTCAATTTTAGCAAAAAATTCTAGTCCCCGGTTATCCCAATCTTGCATAGTCAAAGGAGCATATTGCCCTATTAGGTTTTTGTCTTCTGCACTAATGTCCAAATCATGTTGTGCCAAAAATTCAGGAAACAAAGCAACAGGCCCACATTTGTAAACTTTTCCATTCACAATGTGGTAATTCTTGTTGTTAGCCTGTCCGCAATGACGATGTGCATCCTCTGGCTTGTTGTTTCTTAATGTTAAATTACCTGCTTGGTTTCGATACACTGCCGCTGGTTCAAATTTATCCTGTATCCACACACGCACCTGCACACCATTTTTGTCTACCCAAGAGTAATCACAAAAATCTTCATTTAAGGCGTCTCTTTCGTGGTGCATAAAACTGGCAATTTGATCAAAAAGTTCTTCTAATGGACTTGCGTTGTGCCAACTTATACCTATCCAATTTGGCCACCCATTGTATAAATTGTGTTGAAAAGCAAATTCTTCTGTGAATAAATCATACACATTTTTTCTTTTGTTCAGCAAGGTACCGTTTGTAAGGGTTTGACATTGTCGTTGCCAGTTTGTGCTCACACCGGTTATCCAGTCATTCAATGAAGGATTAAGAAACGGTTCTCCCCCAAGGATGGTCATTTGCGGTGCGAATAATTTTGTTGCCCAGAATTCAATTTGTGTTCGCAACGTGTTATAATCTTGCCAGCCTTTAAAATTATAATTGTTAAAACGATTGCAATTCTGACAGGTTAGATTACAGGTGTTGTTGATATAAAATTCAAGTTTTGGCAGTGCCAGTCGGCCATCATCGGCTATTGTTTGCATGTATTAGTTATTTTAGGTTCGTTGGTAAGGCTCGATTTGCCATCTTCTTGACAACATCTTGTGCTTGTGTCACTGTCATAGTGTCGCTTACTTTCGTTGTTTGACCTGCACCTGCAAAAACTACTTCTTCGTCAGTTACATTGACTATGATGTTTTTGAGTGGTGGTTGTTGCGCTAGATTTCGTAGCTCGTTGTCTGTAATATTCAACCCCATGTCTTTTGCCAGACCGAGAAAGGTTGGAATACTTACAGTTTTTTGGGTGTTTGAATCGTCGGCACTGCCAAGCAGGAATTCGCTGAGAGCGTAAAGTTTTTGTGCTTCAACATCGGCGAATTCCCAAAGGCGCATTTATCTACGAGCTCGACCCAAGCTCGCCTCTAGATCTGATTGTGTGTCATCGTCCGCATCAGCATCCATATCAACATCCATTTCAGCATCAGCAGTGTCGCCATCTACATCCATAGACATGTCTACGTCCATTTCGTCTTCACCAGGTACAACTGGCTCTTGCCCGGTTAAGATACCCTGTGCTGACTCAAGTTGTGATTTTGCATTTTGCAGTGCTTCTACTAAGCCTTCAAGACTTGTGGTTGCTTGCTCACGGTAGCTCTGTGCTTGACTAGTACCAATCTCATTGCGAATACTTTCAACTAAGGCAGGCAGATCTTTGTATTCCATTTCCGTAATATCTTCAATCATTCCCTGCACACGATCAACCATGTCCTGAGCCGCAAGCACAACCTGTGCTTGTTGAACTTCTGCTTCCATTACAGGTACCGTGTTTACTGTTGGCTTACTGCCGTGAAGCCAAGACTCAAGAGCTTGTTCTAGAAAAATAGCTCGTAAGTAAGATGGATTTTTTTCGCTTGTGTGCAAACCTTTTGTAGAACGTGCTTCTTCTACTACTCCCTTTACCTTTTTAAGCATCGCCAGTGCTTGCTCTTGGGTAAGGGTGCTTACATCAATTTTCTTTTCAAAATAGCTTTCCAAAACTTTCTGTGATTTTTGTAAACTACTTGATTCCAAGTCTTGAAGTTTCATTATTGAATCCCTTTTGTTGCCAGTATTTAGCCAAATTAACACATTTATCCAATTGTTTCTTGATTAGCACTGCTTGACTTTTGCTGTTGTAGAGTCGGTCAAATAAAACGCCTTTTTGAAAACTATCTGTTGATCCTTTAATGCAATTAACAAAATGAACAATTTCCATTTGTTTGTAGCCAAGTTGTTTATCACATTCGATAATGCTGTGCTTGAGATTGTGTATTTTATACTTGTCAAAGATGCACCAACTGAGTGCGTTCTTTGTGTTGTTTAGTACAACCTGTTCTACCTTATTCTTATAAACAACGCATTCTTCAGAATGCTTTACAATGGTGTATTCGCCAAATACACTGATACTGTTGCCAGCATCGATGATAGCATTGGGATTGTCAATGAGATGTTTTTGTGCTAGCCTTGCAAGTGCGTCTGCGGCTTTCTTTTTGTTTTTTATAGAACGTAGTTTGCGAGAAGCCATCCTATTACTCCTACCAGTGTGAGTATTATTCCGCCGCCCCATTGCATAACTTGATCATTGCGTCTTGTGGTTAATTTGTGTACGCAGTTATGCACTTCGTCTACTACTTCTTCAATTTTGGTGATCTTTTCGTCCAGCGTTTCAAGTTTTGCTTCCATAAACTTGTAACGTTCGGCACACAGCTCAACGTGGCTTTCGAGGCTCTTCTTTTCTATTGCTGTGGTTTCAACCATGTTATTCCTTCCAATGATGTATTTATTTTACACAACGCCGAAGGATATGTTAGCACTTATACCCTCAGTGATGAGATATGGGTGAAAGAAGCCGTCTTTGTAGGTTTCGTTAAGCCCTACAATCATTGGTACACCTTCGCAATCGCTTTTGAGTATGCCCACTGGATCGTTGTCCTTCCAAAATATTGCTTCCTGTTCGGTTTCAAATTGAAAACACCATACCTTTTGATCCTCAATGTAAAATGTTGTAACAGGTGTAATGTTCATTGGTTGGCAACGTAAACTAATACACTGCAATATGGTTTCAAAGTTGCGTTGTTGGTTGCGTTGATAGTTCCAATCTGCGTCGCTTAGTTCACTGTTACGTCGATAACTTTTTACACCAGTTGGTGTTATATCAAATTGTGTTATTACTTCTACACCACTGCTCATAAGATGTCTCTCTTTTGCATCAAACATACGACGGTAAACTGTTTTGCCG